TGTTTGTAGAGGTTCCCTACTTCTGCAGACAGGTTGTGCCTATTTGCGAACCCCTCAAGGTCCGCATAATTACCAAAGGCCATTGGTGGGAGTCACCCTTTTGGGCTGACTTCCAAAAACATATGGCCTCCCAACTCCGGTCGGTGCCAGGAAATTGTTCTGGCATCGAACTACCCGTCTACCACTTCGACCACATCGTAAAAGAACGATTGGGGTTGGAGCAGGAGACAGGAGAGCCGTGGGTTTTCGTTTCAGATGACGGAGATGCTGCGACGGATTCGATCCATCCAGCACTTTCCGCTGAAGCGGTTTCCCACTTGATCCCTCCCGAGTACTGGCCACTCTTTGTGGAAAGTATCGGGTTGGGTGGTCGTTGTCTCGTGGAGTACGATTTCTCGGACTTCGCGGACGATGACCTCCCACCTAGTCAGGCTGTCCAACTTAATGGTCAGCTAATGGGGGATCGCCGGAGTTTTGTTCTACTGACGGCTATACACCTGGGCGTTAAACGCGCTTGGATGCGTGGTATGTCAGAAGAGTTGGGACTTGATAGGTCGAGGCTCAATCGTTGTTTCCACGTCAATGGAGACGACGGCCTCCTGATCATGCCATCAAGGCTTGTCGAGAGGTATTGCCGCTTCATGTCCAATCTATGGAACCTGAATCCCATAAAGACTCAGGTATCGCGAAAGTTCTTTTCTTTGAACTCGCGACTTTTCATGGACAGACGTGGGGTCGCATTTGAGCCCCAGTTTGTACGTTGGAATATCATCGACCGGGTCGAAAAGACCGGCGGTACGATGTTGAATCCCGACGTTTGGAATGAGTTACATCTTTCGATGCATTCCCGAACCACACCCTACCTTTGGAACCGCTTTCACAAGAAGTGGAAGAGAACGCTGGACCTGCTCTGTAAAAAGAACGGGAACAACTATTTTCTCCCACGTCTTGCGGGCGGTATTGGGTTACGGCCGCCCCACTGGCTGCAGTGGAGTATTACTCCCGAGCAGCTAGCCACCCTTTGGGAAACTCACCTTCTAAAGAACAACCCGGGCAAGCCACCTAAGTGGCAAACCCAGGAAGTCCCTAAGTTCGGTGAATTTCTGAAGGAAGACCGGTCCGAGACCAAGTTCGTTCCCTTCGGAATACGGACTCGGTACTTGGTCGAGCACATGTCTGAGTCCAGGCATCCAGTGTCTGGCACGTACAAACGTGTTACACTGGAAACAAAGCTGAAGACTCAGTCGGTCAGGAAAAATGGGAAGATTTTC